TTGAAAAACCTAAATATTTATGTATTAATAACTTACAATGTGGTGAGATAACTCTCTGTCCTTATGATAGTTGCAGATTATTAGCATTAAATTTGTATAGTTTTGTTGATAATCCATTTACGACTACTGCGGTATTTAATTGGGAAAAATTTAAACAATATATTACATATGCGCAAAGATATATGGATGATATTGTTGATCTTGAAATAGAAAAAATAGAAAAAATATTACAAAAAATTAATGATGATCCAGAATCGGATGATACCAAACAAACAGAAAAAAATGTTTGGATTAAAATTATGGAAATGACTATTAAAGGTCGTAGAACGGGTTTGGGTATAACAGCAGAGGGTGATATGCTAGCCGCTCTTGGTCTTAGATATGGCACAGAAGAAGCAACAGATTTTTCAACAGAAGTACACAAAATATTAGCTGTTTCTGCATATAAATCATCAGCAATAATGGCAAAAGAACGTGGATCATTTCAAGTATATGATTATAATAAAGAAATTAATAATCCATTTATTCAAAGATTAAAGGAAAATGATATTGAATTAGATTATATGCTAAAAACATATGGAAGAAGAAATATAGCGCTACTTACGATCGCGCCAACGGGCAGTTTAAGTATTTTAGCGCAAACAACATCAGGTATTGAACCAGCATTTCTTGTGTCATATAAGAGAAGGCGAAAGATAAATCCAAATGATAAAGTTAATAAGGTAGATTTTATTGACAATGAAGGAATAAAATGGGAAGAGTATAATGTTTTTCATCATAAATTTGAAATATGGCTTAAAATCAATGGATATGATGTTGAGGAAGTTAAAAGTTTAAAAGACGTCGAATTACAAAAAATTATTGAATTATCTCCATACTATAAAGCAACATCAAATGATGTTGATTGGGTTGAAAAAGTTAGAATGCAAGGTAATATACAAAAATTTATTGATCATTCAATTTCAGTAACAGTTAACCTTCCAAATAACATTACTGAAGACATAGTTTCAAAAGTATATGAAACAGGTTGGAAAAGCGGATGTAAAGGTTTAACAGTTTATCGTGATGGTTCAAGGCAAGGCGTTATTATGTCTAATGAAGGGACGACTCAAAATGTTGTTGCAGAGCCACAGGAAAATAATGCCAAAAAACGTCCAGAAAAACTTGAGTGTGATGTTGTTAGGTTTACAAATAGCAAAGAAAAATGGGTTGGGTTTTTGGGATTAATGGTCGATGAAAAAACTGGAGAGAAATATCCGTATGAATTATTTACGGGTCTAGCTGATGAATTTATTGTTCCAAGTTATGTAGAAAAAGGCGTCATTATAAAAATTAAAGAAAAAGACGAAAATAATGAAGATCTACATCAAAGTAGATATGATTTTACCTACAAAGATAAAGATGGCTATCTTGTTACCATGCAGGGGTTAAATAGAGCATTTGATCGTGAATTTTGGAATGTTAGTAAATTAATATCAGCAACATTAAGACATAGAATTCATTTACCGAGTGTGATCAGTATTATTGATAGTTTACAATTAAATGATACTATGGCATTTGGGACATGGAAAGCTGGTGTTAAACGAATTATTAAAAAGTATATAAACTCTACAATAACAGGTGAAACATGTCCTAATTGTGGCGCAACTGCACCAGATTTAACATACGTGGATGGTTGCAAGACGTGCAAAGCGTGCGGATGGAGCAAATGTGATAGCTGATTATCTTAAAAACCAATATGAACATATTGGTTTTTTTATTTTTAATTAATTACATATTTATATACAAATAACGAACAATGAGCACATATGGAATAGATTTTCCATTTAATGATAGTCCGACAGGCGATTATTTGCGAATGACAGCCACAATAGAACGTGAAGTTAGAGCAGATTTAATACATTTATTACTGACTAGAAAAGGTAGTCGATATATGTTACCTGATTTTGGTACGAGATTATATGAATATATTTTTAGTCAAAACGACATGACTTCATTTAACCAAATAGAAGATGAAATAAGAGAAAGTATTAAAAAATATATACCAAATTTAGATATTAATTCAATTGTTGTTATATCTGCAGAGGATGATCCAGATGAACAAAATACATACATGGAAAATGAAGACGAAAGATTGTTTAGGATTTCATCTAATTCAACAAAACCATATACTGCTAAAGTAAAAATAGATTATACAGTAAATAACGGCGCTTTTTCTAGCTCTGATTTTATTATAATTAACATATAATAATGAAAAAAATAATTACTATTTTAAAAGAAGAAAATATGATCGATATGACCGAAGATTATCCAATCGGTTTTGATATAAATGAACTTAAATCAATCAGAAGTTTTAACGGTAAATTAACATACGTAAGACAGCATTTAGGAAAACCAATAGGTACGGGGTCAGGAAGGGAAGTATACAAAGTTGATGATTCTAAAGTATTAAAAATGGCAAGAAATGAAAAAGGAGTGGTGCAAAATAAAGCTGAGGCAGATTGGTATGGTGATACTTATTTTTCAATATTAGCTAATGTTATTGATTTTGATGAAGATAATCATATCTGGCTTGAAATGGAAATAGCAAGAAAAGCTAAAAAATCAGATTTTAAAAGATTATGGGATGTTGATATCGATACTTTATATTTTTATATCAGCAACAAATATAATGAAAATCATGGCAGAAAGCCGTCTTGGGAAATATCAAAAGAAACAGAAGAAAAATATGATAATAATGAATATGTTGCGGAATTAGTAGATTTAATATTATCAACTAATGTATCATATGGTGATTTTGGTAGAGTAAATTCTTGGGGAGTAGTAAATAGAGATGGTGAAGAAACATTAGTAATTATCGATATGGGTTTAACAAATGAAATTCACAAAAAATATTATAATAAAAGAAGATAAAAATGACTAAAAAAATATCATACGCAGTTAGAGATTTCGCCAGTTTAAGAGAAGAATTGGTTAATATGACCAAACAATATTATCCTGACTTAATTACTAATTTTAATGACGCCAGCATTTATTCAGTCTTATTAGATTTAAACGCCGCTGTTACCGACAATTTACATTTTCATCTTGACCGAGTATGGCAAGAAACAATGCTGGATTTTGCACAACAAAAACAATCATTATATCATATTGCAAAAACATATGGTTTAAAACTTCCTGGATTAAAACCATCCATGGCTTTATGTGATTTCAGTATTAATGTTGGCGTTAGCACAACATACGGTGATAAAGATGATGAAAATTATGAAGGCGTATTAAAAGCTGGAGCACAAGTATCTGGTGGAGGGCAAATATTTGAAACAATAGATGATATTGATTTTTCATCACCATTCAATAGTAGAGGGGATAATAATAGAATTAAAATACCTAATAGAGATAATAATGGTAGAGTTATTTCATATACAATAACAAAACGTGAAGTTGTAGTAAACGGAATAACTAAAATATATAGAAGGGTTGTCAATGATCTTGATCAAAAACCATTTTTAAAAATATATTTACCCGAAAGAAATATTTTAGGCGTTTCTTCAATAATAACAAAAGACGGCACATCATATGGTGGAAATCCGTCATACTCAGAATTTTTAATGGATAAAAACAGATGGTATGAAGTAAATTCATTAATTGAAAATAAAGTATTTGTTGAAGACCCCACATCTGTGTCAGACAAGCATAATTTTAAAGCTGGAGACTATAAAACAGTTGAAAATAAATTTATAACAGAATATACGCCAGAGGGGTATTTTTCAATAACATTTGGTTCAGGAAATGTCAACCAAATGGATAATCTGGATAACTACATGAACGGAACAATGAATGTTAGTTTAGCAAGTTTCTTAAATAACGACTCATTAGGCAACATTCCAAAACCTAATACTACAATGTTCATAAAATATCGCGTAGGAGGGGGAAAAGAAACGAATTTAGGGGTTAATGTGATATCATCTATAGATACGGTCGATTTCGTAGTTAATGGTCCAAATAAGGCTATAAATAGCCAAGTTCAAAATTCATTGAGAGTAACTAATATAACGCCAGCAATTGGTGGCGCAGATTACCCAACAATAGAAGAATTGAGAAATATGATAGCGTATAATTTTGCGGCACAGAATCGTGCGGTAACATTAAATGATTATCGTTCATTAATTAAAACAATGCCATCCATTTATGGCGCACCAGCGCAAGTTAATGTAATGGAAGAAGATAATAAGGTAAGAATAAAATTATTATCTTATGATGAAGAAGGTAATTTAACTGATAATGTTTCAACAACGCTTAAAGATAATATTTTAAATTATTTATCTAAATATCGAATGTTAAATGACTATTTAGACATTGTAAGTGGGGAAGTAATTGATTTGGGATTGGAAATTGATTTAATGGTCAATAAAAACGAAAATAAAACAGATATACTTAAACAAGTCGTTAGTACAACAACAGAATTTTTCAAAGCAAATAAAAGAAAAATGGGGGATCCATTATTTGTTGGTGATTTAATTCGTGAAATAGGTGATGTACAAGGTATAATAAATGTTGTTGATATTAGGGTTTTTAATAAAGTCGGAGGTAAATATTCTTCATCAGAAGTATCTCAATCATATTCAAATCCATCAACAAAAGAAATACAACAAAATAATATGGTAGTATATATGAAGTCAAATCAGATTTATCAAATTAGATATCCGTCTTCAGATATAAGAATTAGAATACAATCAGTAGAAACGTTGAACTATTAAAATATATGAAATTAAAAAACATTATAAAAACAACCATACATGAATATTTGAATGAACAAGAAACTTTCAAAAACATCATTAATGACGATAATTTTAAAAAATGGTTTAAAAATAGCGAAATGATAAAATCTGACGGGTCGCCTATGATATTTTATCACGGAACTAATAAACAGTTTGATAAATTTGAAAAAACTATGATTGGGACTTCAACAGATAGTGGTTGGCTTGGATATGGATTTTATTTTTATACAGATATTAATGAGGTAAGCCAATATGGTAAAGTTCGTTCATTTTTTTTAAATATTGAAAATCCATATTTTGCAACAGACGAAGAT